TTAAAAGCAACAGATGAGCATAATGGTATACCTACTTTTACATCTTTAGTTAAAGGTTTAATACATAAAGTACCTTCTAATTATAATCAACCTACTTTATCAACCGGAGAAATTGATTGGAGACATATAGAAGTACCTGCTACAGGAGCAGAAAGTTCAGCTACTGCTGGTTACTATATGCAACAAACAGGATCTTCTGTACAAACTAGTTCTACTATTAACATATATAATGGTACTTGGGATGGTACTTTTGTATATTCATGGTCACAAAATCCTGTATGGATTATATATGATCTACTTACAAACAAAACTTATGGTCTAGGAGTACCCGAAGAAAATATAGATAAATATAGATTTTATCAGATAGCACAATTCTGTGATGCTTGTGACTACACTACGGGTAATTTCATAGGAGTAGATGGTTTAGCTGACGGAACTTTTAGAAGTAAAGCCAGAGGTACTTTTACATCAAATAGAGAAAGACAGTTAGGAGTTGCCCAAGGTACAGTTATTAAAGAAAGAAGATTTACTTTAGATCTTATTATTGCTGATCAAGCTGAATCTTTTGATACTATTAATAGCTTAGCAGCAAGTTTTAGAGGAGCAGTATTATATGCTCATGGTAAAATTACTCTTGCTTGTGATCTTCCTGATGAAACTCCTGTTATGGTATTTAATGAAGCTACTATGAAAGAAAATACCTTTATTATTTCCGGTAATAAAGAGAGCGATATTTTAACTGGTGTAGATGTAAGCTATGTTGATCCTACTAATCACTATAAACGAGAAACTGTACGTATTGATCAGTTAGGTAGTAATGATGGAATAACACAAACTGAAATAGAAAATATAACTTCCTTAGACTTAGTAGGTGTAACTCGAAGAAGTCAAGCTCTACGATTTGCTCAATATCAGATAGCTGCTTCAAGATATTTAAAAAGAACAACCACTTTTACTACGGGTACGGATGCTTTGCAATTAGTTCCTGGTGACGTAATCTCCGTAGCACAACAAGCTTCTGGAGTAGCTTATGGTTTTGGAGGTAAGGTAAGAGCTGATTCAGTTGTAACACCTAATAATACTAATGTATTCTTAGAACACTATACTGTACCGTCTCTTAGTGCAAGTAATTTTGGATCATCTAACACCAGTCCTTTAGCTCTTCGTATTATAAAAGTAAAAAGCGACAGAATAGACTTATACTTAGTATCTAATTCTAATTTTACACTAAGTACTACTGATAATGTTACCTCTGGGTTTGACCAAGCTATTGTTAATCCTATTGAAAGATTTAATCCAATTACTAAAAGTTGGGATGCTTATACAGCTTTTACTGCAAATAATAAACCAGAAGCCGGAGATCTATGGACATTTGGTGAAATAGATAATCCTGATAATTTTTATACTTCTAAGAGCGATAAATTATTTAAAGTTACGCAACTTACAAGAGAAACAGATGATGAAGAAGTATCTATATCTGCCGTTGAATACATATCTAATGTGTACGTAGACTCAGATAAATTTATTGATTATAAACCTACTGCGTATACAGATATTCAATCCTCACTAACTGTTCCTCCTGTACCTCAATTTAAGTTTATTGCAAGTCCTAGGACAAGATCTGATGGTTCTGTAGCTGTAGACGGCTTAATACAAGTAAATACTGATAGATTAGGTTTTGGTATTAGTTATGTAACTGAATATGAAATATCTAAACCTACTGGAGGATCTTTAGTAGCAAATAATATAGTAGTAGGTGATGTTAATACTATACAAGTAGTAGATGCAAATGTATTAGTAGGTGCTCCTGCTACTGCTACACTTGTAGGTAAAAACGGTTTTACAAGTCCTGCAGGGGAGATAAAACTATTATGTACTGCTATTGAAAATACAGATACTATTGGTGGTACCAGTGATGGTAACATATCTCTAACAGTACAAGGTTTTGGGCAAGTATTTGATGATAATTTTCAATGTAATGTATTAGATGCTAATGATGATAGTGTGTTTGGTGCTCTAAAAGGTGAGGATCAAATTACCATACCTGTTAATCAGAATGTATCTGCACAAGGATTATTAAATTTTGTAGGTTTTGCGCCAATTGTCACAGCACTTAGTCGTACCATAGTAGGCCATACAGTAGCTACTGATACTATAAAAATTGATAATACTAGAACTGATGATGAAACCCTTCTTAGTAAGATACCTGCAGCTCCTTTTTACGTAACAATAAATCAACTACTTGACTCTAGACATTATAATAATAATACTTTTTATGTATCAGGTTCTGAGTTTACTCATGTACAATCTGGAGAAATAAATGATAGTGTTTCTGATAGTATTACAATTGATTTACCTGTTAGGCCTCGTGACGCAGCTTTTGTTAGACTATTTATTGATGGAGAGCAAAAAACTGCGGGACAATTTACAGTTAATCACACTAATCCTGCAGTAAATGCTACAATAGTTTATACTAAAAGTTCTACAGACACTGCATTCAGAGCTGAAGTAGATTACTATAGTGTCCCTATTATTGAGAGAGGTGATAATGTACAAGCAGCTACTTCTAATGTATTTAGTGTAATAGAATGTACTTATGATCCTGCATCCAGTTTGTCTAATACAGCACTAACTGCTAATAATATATATAAAATAAAATTAGCTGCTTCTCCTAAAGCTAATTTAGGTGGTTTATTCTTTACTAACATATCTTCTGATCCCACAGGATTTTTAGGCAATATATCAGGAGGTACAGCTACTTTAGACTATGATAGAGATACTTTTCCTGGCAAATTTAGTTTAGCAAATAACCGAGTATATAATTTACAAATCGGTTCAGATTTTGAACAACTATTCTTAACTAAGGATCAAATTATACCTGGCTTACTACAAGGTACTACAGCACTAAGAGCTAGAAACAAAACAAGAGGTGGTAGAACCAGTGCTTTTAATACTAAGTTTATTCATATAGACAATATACCTATACAAAAAGTAAGAAATGCTACTATAGTAGAATCTTTATATAGGGAACAGACAGGTGGTGTTGCTGTAAGAGCTACTATACAATTTGACCATATTTTTCAACAGAATGTAACTGACTACGAAATATCTTATAGAATGGATTCAGTAGATGATGTGGGTGTAGATGATGGTGGTACAGATTTAACATCTTTTAATACTGTTAAAGTTCCTGCATCTGGGTTAGATAGTGATAATAAAATTAGATTTACAGTAAATGGAATAAACAGAGGTTTAACAAGTGATACCAGAAATATAATATTTAGAATTGTACCTTTAAATAAAGATATAAGAGGTTTACAAGCTACTGTAACTAAATCTATTATAGGTAAAACTGCTAAACCTGCAAATATATTTAACTTTACTGGAGGTCAGCAAATTGACCAAATTACTTTGTTATGGTCTTATGCACGTACCACTGATGGAGAATTAGCAGATCTTGATCTTAAAGAAGTAATTGTAAAACGCTTACCAGGCGCTATTGACGCAACTATAGATAATTTTGTTGCAGCGGCGGACTTAGTTACTATTTCAGCAGGTACTGCCCGTAAGTCAATACCTATTGATACTTATGGAGAATTTACTTACTTAGCAAGAACCAGAGATACAAGTGGTAATTTTAGTGAGTCTGTTGTAGGTATTACTCTCACTACCAGTCGTCCTATTAGAAGTACCGTAGTTGCTGCTTATAATGAAGATGATCCTTCAACTAACTTTACTAATATAGTAAATACTAATAATGGAGAAACTAACTTTCCTTCTTTTTCTCAAAGTACTACAGGAGGATTAGCTTTTGCTGTTAGACCTTCTCCTTTAAGTGGTCCGAGTACTGCTACTGACAACGCTAATGGTACTTCCAGTGGTTGGTCTGCTACGTCTTCTGCTTCTGACTTATTAGCAGCAGGCTCTGGAGAATATATAACTCAAATTAGAGATTTTGGTAGTACTGTGACAGGTGCTATATACGTAGAAATTGAAGGTACTCAATCTGTTCAAACAAATTACAATAGTGCTAAAGAATCTATATTAACAGGTGTTACTGATGCTTCCGGTACTGTTGGTGTTCTAAAAGATGCAAGTTTTGGTGGTATAGGTACTGTATTAGGTTTTTCTAATAGTTCTGTAGTAAGTCCTCGATTTGATTCTAATAATCAGACTTGGATGAGTGGTGGTGAGTCTGGTAATGTCTATGCTATATGGAATGATGGTCAGTATGTAGGTAATGTTATAAGTATCTCTGCTATAACAAAAGCCAGTCCTGCAGTAGTTACTACTTCAGGTAGCGAGCATGGACTGGTTAATGGCAATAGAATTATTATTCATGATGTAGAAGGCATGACTGAAATAAATAATAGAGAACTATATGTTAATCGAGTAAACGCTACCAGTGTACAATTATATACTGATGCATCAACAACCGCTGCTCTTAACTCTGGTGGTTTTGGTACTTATACTTCTTCAGGTGTATTAGATCAAGGTGATTATGCTAATTCCAATTCTTATTCGTTAATTGCAGGTTTGATAGATGCTGATGAAATTAGATTAGGCCAAACCTTTCATTCAAATGGTGATAGTACTGGAAGTAATGCTCTTGGTAATGTAACTACTGCAGCCAGTAATTATAAATTAGTTAATCTTAGACAGTATTCTGATTCAGGTACTGGTGATACATATGCCGGTAGTTTAGGTGCAATAAAAGCTCAAACACAAATTAGAACTACAACTGCCGCTAACGCACAACTTTATGCTGCAAATATTAATGGATCTACAGGTGCATCGGAAGGTAACGCAGATATTTCTCAGTTTGTAGGTTCTGCAGTAAATGATGGTTTTCAAACTTATCAAGCTGGTAGTAGAACTTTTAGACAATTTCAATTAAAATTTATTGTGCAAAATGATCTGCCTGATGAATTTGACTTTACAATTGATAAATTTAGGTATACTATAGAGAAAGATACAGTTACCTTTACAGATACTACAGCATATAATGCAACTACTAAAACTATTAGTATGGTTGACTCAGGGTTTTTAACCAGACCCGTAATAAGTTATGCAATGTTAAATGAGGATATACATGCACCTCACACTGTAGTTACTACCGCAGCGTCTAATCAGTCAGTTACTTATAAAGTATTAAGAAGTGATGGTTCTACTGGCGACACATCAAATGGTATGTCTGTAATGATGACAGCAACAGGAGTATAAATGGCATTAACCGATTCAAACACCTATATTGAGCCAACTGCAGGTACATCACTTAATGCTGCTAGAACTCAATTTAACAACTCCATGCGCTCTTTGCTTACAAATTTTAGAAGCTCAGCAGCTCTTTCACCTGTAAATATTGTTGCAAGTGGTGTAGCTACTGATATACCTGATGGTGCTATGATGCAATTTGCTAATGCAAATGTTAATGCATTATTTATCTCTGATTCTACCACTAAGAAGAGCTCTCATATTGGTGGTAACTTTACTAGAGTAGGTATAGGACATCGCATAGAAAATGGCTTACCAGCGTTAACTTCTAATGTTTCACATTATGATATTGGAGAATTAGTAGTAACAGTACAAGAAGGCGCTGCACAGTCAGCCAGTCGGTTATATTTAAAAACCAGTAATACTGCTTCTATAGGATCTTTTTTAGACATTGGTACTCCTGGTGCTTTAAGTATTGTAAATACTATGATAGCTACCTCTGGGGTTACTTCTGATAAAATCAATCTTGCTGTTCGTAATATTAAAACTAATGATATTGAGATAGTATCTACTGCAGCTGGAGGTGGAGGTACATGGTTTCCAGAAGTTACAGGTGTACAACACGCACAACTTGCCATATCTGGTATAGGAGCAGGGTCTAATAGTGCTATAGTATTAGCAGGCTCTAATGCTACATCTAATCTGTCCTTAGCTTTTGAACCTAACCAAATTGGTAATGGTAGTCACAATCAATTACATCATTTAGGTCTCAGCATAGTAAAACAAAATGGGGGTTACGCTCCTATAGCTTCTAATGTACTTTTGCAGTCTGCAATTTTAGGAGGCACAGATACTCCAGTACCTTTACTACCTGCAGGTACTATAGTAGCTATGGCAGGAGCTGTACCTGCTGGTTGGTTAGAATGTGTTGGAACCGCTATTAGTAGAACCACATATTCTGAATTGTTCGCTATATTAGGAACTACTTATGGTGCAGGAAATGGTTCTTCTACTTTTAATATACCTAACTTTGAGAATAAAGTTATGATAGGAGAGTCCTCCTCTCATGCACTTGGACCAGGCGCAGGAACATTTGCTAGTGGGGGTACTATTACTACTGGATCAACTACTACAACTATAAATACTACTACAGCTTCTGCTTCAACAGGTGTTAAAGATGCTGGGGGTCTAACATGTGTTACAGGTGTTACAGCTGCCGCCCACACTCATACTGCAGTAATACCACATGCAGTAGCAAGATATATAATTAAAACATAAGAGGGAAGATATGGAATATATAAAATTTTACATAGATGAGATGGATCAAAGCTGTGTATTTTTTGAATACAGAAAAATAGAAGAAAATACGAAAGGCCCATTAATAACTAGGGCTTTTCCTTTTAGTAAAATAATTGAAAAAGAACCAAAAATAGAAGAACTAGTTTCGGGACCAATTATAGGTATTTATTATGAGCAGAGAGGTTCAAACTTTACAAGCGAGAGACAATGGATAGATAAAATTGAAACACTCGATCAAGAATTAATTGACTGGATTAAAGACTTAACTGAAAAAGTATGTGTATTAGAGATATATGATGAACTACTAAAACCTCCTACAATTGATGAGCAGGTTGAAGATTTTATAAAAGAATTTTTTGAAGAAGGAGATTCAGAACCTCTTGAGCAAAAAGATTTCTTAGCAGAATTTTTTGAAGAAATATCAGATGATAATACTTCTAATGAGACTGTTGTAAGTAGTTCTGATAATACTTTGACAGGTAGAATAAAAGAAAAATTTAATAATACATCATTAGAAACAGTAGATTTTTTAACAGAATTTTTTGAGCAGCTTGACGATGATTAATATTTAAGGAGTTAATATGGCGCTAACACGCATAACATCAACAGTTTTAGGGTCAAACGCGGTTACTACCGATAAAATGGCTAATGGATCTTTAACAGCACGTTTATACGGAGTAGCATCTATTCCTGCAAGTGCTTTAGATGCTACTGCCAGTGCAACAAGTTTAGTTGCAAATATAAATACAGTATCTTCTAATGTAGCCGCTCTGGAGACAAGACGAACTGCTAATATAGCAGGTGCTGTATCTACTATAACTACTGCAGATCTTACTGCTGATAGAGCATTAATTAGTACTGGAGGCAAGGTAGCAGTAAGCGCTGTTAGCTCTACTGTTTTAGCTTTTTTAGGCGGTACAACAGGCACTATACAAACTCAATTTGATTCAGTAAGCTCAAATGGTGCTGATATTGTAGCAAACGTTACTTCTGTTGAAGCTAGAAGAGTAGCTAATATTGCTGGAGCAATATCTACAGTAGTTACTTCTGATTTAACAGCTTCAAGAGCTCTTGTATCTGATGGTAGTGGTAAAATAGCTGCATTAGCTTCTGTTACATCTACTGAATTAGGATATGTAGATGCTACCTCATCTATACAAACCCAACTTACTGCTGGTGTTACTAATACTAACTCTGTTAAGGCAAATGTAGATGCTGCCGAAGCTAATATAGCAGGTATAATAGCAGGTACTAAAAACTTTACTGGTCAAGTTACTATGGGTGATGACTTAGTAATTCAAGGTAATTTAGTTGTAAACGGTGATACTACTACTTCTAATACTATTAATGCCGTTATACAAGATAGATTTCTTATGCTTGCTAACTCTGTTACCGGTACCCCTAGTGCTGATGTAGGTATCTTTATGAATAGAGGAACTTCTGGTAATGCAGCTATTTATTATGATGAGTCTACTAAATCATTTACCTTATCAGAAACCAGAGATCCTGATAGTAATGTTGTTATTAGTCCTACAGGTGCAGCTAATCTTATTACGGGTCAAATCACTGCTACTTCTGTAAAATATAATGGCGCAGATTTGAATACAGCTATCACAGACAATCGTTCTGGTGCCGTATCTACTGTATATAAAGATGATCTTACTGCTTCCAGAGCTATAGTATCTGATGGAAGCGGTAAAATTGCTGTCTCAGACGTTACTTCAACAGAACTTGGTTATTTAGATGGCGTATCTTCCAGTGTCCAGACACAGCTTACTGCAGGAGTGACAGAGACTACAGCCCTTGAAGCAAGACGTGTGGCGAATATAGCAGGTGCAGTATCTACTATTACTACAGGTAACTTAACAGCTTCAAGAGCTCTTGTATCTGATGCCAGTGGTAAAGTAGCTGCATTAGCCTCAGTTACTTCTACTGAACTTGGATATTTAGATGCTACCAGCTCTATTCAGACACAATTAGATTCTAAAGGAGGTACTGCAGATTTTCAATCTAATGACTTTATAACTTATACTCAGTTAAATGCTAATATTAATGTAGTATCTGGTAATGTTGCATTAGGTCTTAAACAACTTATAAACGTTTCACCAAGCGCTGATGGCGAGGGTGCAGGTAATAATAATTTCTTTGTAGCTACTCCTGCTGGAGGTAATCCTACAGCTATTGATAATGTAGTAGTTACTATAAACGGTGTTACACAAATTAAAACAAATGATTACTTATATGATAAGAACACAGGTAAGGTAACCTTTAAAGATGCGTCTATACCGTCAGGTCTGACTGTTCAGATTGTAAGTCTTAATCCGCCAACCTAATGAAAAAGTATAGACAACTTACAACAGAATTAACTTTTAGATGTAATGCTAAGTGTCCTGCTTGTCATAGAGTTAAACCTCTTCGTATTAATTTAAATGATAAAAAATATACTATAACATTAGATAAATTTAAACAACTATTTTACCCAGAATTACTTAAAAATTTAGAATGGTTAGTTATTAATGGTAATTTTGGTGACTCTGTAATGAATAAACAGTTTCGTGAAATTATATCATATGTTAAAGAGCATGATACTCGTATATTAATTCATACTAATGGCGGTATTCATGGACATGATTACTGGACAGATGTAGGAAATATATTAACAAATCGTGATATTATTAATTTTGATATGGATGGTTTAGCAGACACACATTCTAAATATAGGATTAATACTAAATTTGAAGATGTATTTAGTAATGCTTGTTCAGTGATTAAAGCAAATACTGCACAAGTGCATTGGAAGTACATAGTATTTGAGCACAATAAACACCAAGTAGAAGAAGCTCGACAAATGGCTTTAGATTATAACTTTCATACCTTTTCTACTGTTAAAACTTCAAGAGATGTATTTGCGCCTAAGAGTGGTAAATTTATACATTCTAAAAAGAATAAAGAAAATATGGATAAAGCTGAACGAGTTATTAAATGTGTGTGGGATAACTGGGGTAAGTGGTATGTGTCTCCAGAGGGATTAGTATTTAGATGTTGTTGGACAGGAGGACATTATTATGATGAAAATCAATCTCGTTTTTATTATCCTCCTAAATTTGAAAATTTATTTAATGGGTTACACGTTCCTTTGGAAAAGATTCTAAGTTATGATTATTGGACTAAGTTACAGAATTATTTAAAAGGGTATGATAGATCATTTAGCTTATGTAAGTCTCAGTGCGGTAAAATTGTATCATCAATAGAAAAAACAGAAGAAAATCTTACTACAGGCAAGAAAGTTTTATTTGACTCACACAGTCAAAACGCCCAAGTTAGAGAAGCCTAAGTTTAAAAATTTGCCATAACCAGAATTTTA